AATATCAGCAGTTGCCGTTGTAGTTGTTATTCCAGTTTGTTTTTTATTAGTTTCCATCGAGGCTCTTCCCCGATCAATATCATCCTGAGTTATCTTATATTTAAGGTATGCTTGAGCAACACCATCAAAATGCCTTTCTTGAAAGTATTGAACTGCATCATCTATAATATCATCTACTTGCTCATCAGCAACATTAATTTCCAGCACGGGAGCACCCAGTTGCCTTCTACAATAATCTGCTAATTCTGATCTACTTGATGGAGATGCCATGTATACAATTACCCCTGAATATATTTATGGTGCTGAAGCAATGCCAGTATAAACCATGATATTTCCATTAACTATATTATAAATTGATGCTCCAGAACTTACTAAGACATTATATTCATATCTTCCTTCTGAAAGACTTGTAGTTGCTGTAGAACCCATAGATATCTCAAAAATTCCACCACCAGCACTTGTAAATCCAACAGTAAAAGTTCCTGCTGCAACTGTTGTTGCTGCTACACCAGCACTTTTTTGCATTTGGGCAGATCCTGTCCAAACAGATGTTGTAGTTAATCCTTGAAAATCAAAAGCAACATCAGAAGTATCAACTACATTAAAAGTAGTTTTAAAATCAGTACCAGTATAAAGTGCTAAATTAGCAGCATATGGAACACCTGCTGATGGATCAAATGTTAAATTTTTACTTGCCATTTACCAGTTCCTTTAATAGAGATTTTATTTCACCAATCTCACCTTTTAAATTAGCAAGATCTTGTTCCATTGATTCCACTCTTTCATTTTTTAAATTTTTTGCACTTCTAGATGCAATGTAATGTTGATAATCCAAAGAATTTACATTAATAATTGTACCTGTATGAGGATCCCTTGCGAGATCCTTATGTCCTTCAATATTGTAAGGTTCCATATTAAGCAAGAGCCATTACACGTAGATCTTTAACCTTTGGAACAAATACTTGACTTGTTGATGTTAATAGAAGTTTTACTCTATAATATCTAAAGGTAGGTAATTTATCTGCTGTAAATGTAAACTCTTTGAATGTTGCTGCGTCACCAAATCCATATTGATTTGATGGAATATTTGCCCTATCAGGCAATCCATCACTCTTTTGTTTAGCAATTATTTCACCTCTACTGTCTAGATTATCAAATCCAGGGAAAGGAGTAAATATTGGTTCAAATCCAGGATCATTTCCAACAGCATAGAATGCTCTAATTTGAGCATGTGGGTTAGTGTGACCTGATAATATTATCTTAATTGAAGTAGCAGCATTTTCTAATTGAAGTTCTTTTGTAATATATTGGCAAGCAGTAGGATCATCAATAACAGATTTTACTCTATTATCGGTAGCATAGTTGCTAACCACACTATTGACTCTATTATTTGTAAGAATAGTACTTACTCTCTGACTATCAATTACTGGACTTACTTTAGAATCAGTAGTTGCAAGAGTTAATCTCATTTGAAGAGATTTATTACCCTCAACCTGATCCAATTTTTCATCTTCATTAATCTTAGAGTAAATTGCTCTTGGTGTATCAAGATAATTTGGTTCACCTATTGCAATAGATTCAAATCCTTCATCAAGATATGAAATTTCATTTCCACTAATACTGGAAGTAGAAGTAGTCCTTACCTCACATCCTAAACTAGTTCCTGTAGTTGTAACATTTTGAACTATAGGAGTAATAATTTCAAATGGCATATTTTGTGTTGCCTTTATTTCAAATCCTCCACACGATTTAGTTTGATTTAAGTATAATTTGGGGAATCCAACATCATTACTTCTATCATCATTAATAGTTCCAATTCCAGTCATATCAAGTTTGATATTATAAGAATCAAAAGTAATTGCTCCAGAAGTAGCTGTTGATGTGGTAGTTGAAAGTCCGTGAGTTGTGTTTATTCTCTTCAGACTAACTCCACCAAGTTCATACTTATAAACAGGAGTTCCTACAGAATAATCAACTTTATCATCACCCCTAGCAGAGATGCTAATAATATTTCCAACTACATTATTATATTCAACAATTTCTTTTCCAATTTTAACATAACCTCTATTAGTTGTACCAACTCCAACATTTTCAAAGTTTGAAAATGCAGTTGCATCATCAACAGTAAATGAAGCTTCATTACCAGTTTCCAATGCAATACTCAATTTAGTTGGTTTAATATCAGATTGAGCACCAGATATTTTAACTCTATTTTGAGTAGAATACATTCCATGATTCTTATGGTTCACCTGAATATGTAAACCATCAGATTCAACATCAATAGAACCAATCTGAACATCTCCACCATGACTATAATTTAATTCAGTTTTAATTCCTGAACTATTTGTATAGAAGAGAGTATTAGCAGTACCAACAACAAATTCACCTTGAATATTATCAATAGTCAATTCGTTGGTCATTCCAATACCAGTAATACTAAATCTAGCATTACGTCCAACAGTTCCATTACCACCAGTAGAAAGTCCAATAGTTGTTATACCAAGAACATCTCCTACAGAGTATCCTGTACCACCAGAAGTAATTGTAGCAGCAGCTGCAACTCCATTATTAACATAAACCTCTGCAACTGCTCCTTTTCCAGTACCAGTAATTGTTTCTAGATTAACACTAGCAAATGTTTGATTGCCATCAAGAGGTGTATATCCAATACCAGCATTAGTAATACTCAATCCAGTAGGAGTTATAGATCCACCAGACCCAACAATATTACCTTCTGCCATTGTTCCATCTTGAATGATGGTATTACCTAATTCATAACTATCACCAACAGTTGTTCCTAATCCAACTCTTATTTTTCTAGAACCAAGAATCAGTGAATCTGGTGCTAGTGTAGGAATTTGATTGTTTCCTTCAGTCAATTCTGGATTATAGAATTCAACAGTACCTGATGTTTCAAAGTCTGCTCTGTACATGGTAAATTTCAAGTCTTCCCATTGACTTGGTTCCCATGTAGAAGCATTTTGAGATTTAAAGAGAGAACCTAAGTATGGTTGGTTAGAAATAAATGTATCAGTTAATAAATCAGTTTCACCAATTCTTGAAATATAAACACTATACTTAGTAGAGTTAGATGCTAAAGCTACTGCATATTCAGTATTATTACCTTCAAGATAAACAGGTGCTTTAAACTCAACAGTAGTTGCAACAGATCCATCTGCTGAAAGATTAACCTCTGAAGGATCTAATACAATCTCAGAGAACGGAAGAACATGTTGTGTTGGTAATCCATTCTTCATAGATCTGATTTGGAATACCACAGGTATGTCCATATCATCTTTTGTTCTAAAGAATATATCACACTTGGTGACAAATATACCACCAGGATCTTCAACTAAGAATGATTGTGCAAGAGGGTCATACCATCCAATAATTTGTTGATTTACACTTTCATCAATAACTTGAGCTCCTACAACCTCACTTCCAAGAGTTCTATTAACATTTCTATCTTGGAATTGCTGTCTTTGTTCAATTCTTGCATTTCTAACAGAAACGATATTTTCTTGAACAGTTTCTAATGTTCCAGCAGCTGTAAATGTTTCGTCAGTTACAGTTGTAGCATTGTCAGGATTATTTTCTGGGTCATTAGTTAGTGTAAGAACCTTACTTCCTGTCTCAAATCTTGGGAAACTAATATTATTAGGATTAGGAATATAGAAAGATCCACCACAGAATGCACCAATATCAGAAAGAAGTTGAACTTCATCAATAGTTGCAATTGCACCACTACTTTGACCTCTTAGAACCATTCCAGCTTGAACCCAACCAAAGTACTCACCTTGGGGTTCATTAGATAATGAGAATGTATCTACATTCAATATACTAGAAGTAGATGAATAAGATGCAGGGAAAGATTGACCATTATAAGGTTCTTCTGAGAAAACCTTAGTTGGAATATTATATGGTCCTTCTTTATGATTAGATTGTGCAACCCTAAAGGTAATTCCTGGTAAACTATCTGCAGTTATTTGACTAAGACCAGTTGGGTTAACCATTCCAATAACTTTTTCACCAACCTGGAAAGTTCCAGATGTCATACTAATTTGAAGAAGTTTTGGTACACAATACTTAGTAACATCTTGACCATCAAAGAAGGCATAAAGTTTTGTTAGAGGTTTAAGTCTCTTAGCAATAAACTCAATATTTCTAGATCTCATAAATGGAACAAGATCTCTACTTACGACCCTATCACCAACAGATGTTCTATCAAATGATTCAGTAACTAATGTTTGACTACCTGTTCTATTCTCAACACCTTGTTCAGTTGTTGTTCTTACAGTTTCTCTAGTTACCCTATTAACTGTTTCTCTAATTCTTCTAGCAGGGTTTCCAAATCCTCCACTATAGTTGTTAATCCAACCACCCATTCCAAACACACGAGTTTGATTGGAAATTACAGTATCTCTACTAGTATCATTAGTAGTTGTTCCTGTCCATGTAGTCTGCCATGAACCCCATACAACAGGACCAAATCCTGTTTGTTCATCTATTTCACCATTATCAACCATTCTATTAAAGACTGATTGATAATCACCTTCAACATTAATAATCTTAGGTTGTAATCTAGCAGTATCAACCCATGTATCAGAAGATGGAGTAATCTCCATAGTTCCTTGCCAGAAACTAATTAAGAAAGGAGTAACACTTTCAGATCTTGTAGCAAAACTTTGCTTCAACCATTCAACTTCAGAATAATCCAAAGTTATAATATCATTTTTCTTTCTTACATTTATTCCTTCAATTGTAGAAAAATTGAGGTCATCTGCAGGATCATTACCAACAACTGGTCCAAAAATTAAATCAACAGAATTAGTATAATGTCTTGGTCTCAATTCTTTATTTTTAGGATCAATACTATTCTTAATAGGATTTCCTTGTTCCTGAGTTTTAAATCCAGTAAAGTTATCAACAAAGAATCCAGACTTAAATCTATTCAATCCATCAGCATCAGCTACGAATAGATTTGCAGTATTTGTTTCTAATAAAGAAAGAGTTGTATAATATTCAAGATTCTTAATTCTATTCTCAAGATTCTTAATATCAGACATCGTAAATCTCTTACGATCTAAGAAATCAATCTGTGCTCCAGCAACATTGTAAAGATAAGGTGGAAGTCTAACAGTAGCTATTTCAATAGCACCATCAACAGGAACAGGTTTTTGTGGATCTTCTCCAGGATCTCCATATTTTATTTGGAATTGACCTTCTTTACTTAAGAATATTCTATCAATTCTTCCAAGATAGAATGAATAATCAAGTAATAAAGATTCATCAGATGCTAAAATATTGGGAGCAGAGTTTCCAGATGCATTAAAATTTCTTCCTTTAAATTCAAGTGGAGATCTATCCCCTTCAGATACAGAAGTTACTTGAGTTGCCCTTGGTCTGATATCTATCATATCAGAATTAGAAGTACCATTCAATTTTGGTATATCTATTCCATAGTCATATTGCTCATAAGAATTTGCAGTTATAAAGTCACCATTATCTCCAGCATCAAATGATCCATTAGAATAGTATATTTTTATCTTCTTAGATGGAGAGTCTGAATCGAATTTTCTTTTAATCGACCCAATATTGTAAATAGTTGACTGTTGACCATCTACAAATGAGAAATTTGGAGATATGTCAAAACTTGGAGAATCTAGAGTTGAAACTATTGCACTAGCACCAGATTCTTGGAAATTTACAATTTCTCCCTCTGTAAATAAATGCTCATTTTGATAAATTATAGTAATTTGACTATCACTTGGTTTTTCTGCAACCATTGCAACAGCATCACTAGATTGACCAATTAATTGTTCACCAATAATCAACTCATTTGTTGTTGTTGATTGAGTTACTATAGAAGATAAATTAACTTTTGGTGATGATGGATCACTTGTGTCTGCCGATTCATATATTGACAATACTTCTATAATATCAGCATCATTTATAGATATATTTTTATCTTGAACTCTTGTTCCATATGGATAAGCACCGTAAGTTAATCCATCATTTAATGTTGTAGTTCCTATTCCAGAAGCAGCATCTTTAGAATAATTAATAACTACAGATTTAACCCTATTTCTTATTTTCTGTTTTGACTTTGGTTTTTGTTTTTTAATGGTAGCAATTAAAGTTGCTCCTTTATTTGTAGCAGGAGGATCAGTTAAACCACGGATCTGACAAGTATTTCCAGATCCAAAATCAAATTGATCTGCTGTTAATTCATGAGTCTTACCATCTGCACCAATTAAAGAATATCTTTTTGGGGTAAATGGTTGAAAACTTTCATTTAAATCTATTGTAGGAATAGGAGTTTCCAATCTACCACTACTGATGTTAACATCAAAAGTTTTTCTTATAACAACTGATGCTCCAGTTAAATCAACATTAGATATATTTGACTTAGAAAGTCGTGTTATTAAAGTATTATCAGTAGAAACATCAAATTTAGTTGCTAGAACTTTTAAATCAGTTACATTTTTAAATGCAACATCTGAGGTAATACCAGAAGAAGTTGATACAACAGGTAATCCACCATTACATACACCAGAAACGGTAGCAACACCAACAACAGAAATAGAATTTGATGTTACACTAATTACCCTTGCTAAAATAGGATCTTCTGATATATCAAGATCACTATATTGAATAAGATTACCAATAGTAGTAATACCTGGAAAATTAGGATTAGTACTTTTTATTACAGTTCCTGCTGCTCCTTTGTCTATACCAACAGTAGCAATACCAACATCAACTAAAGTAGAAGGAATTATATTTGCACTAAAAGTATTAATACCAATAGTACCATCATCAGTTCCGTAAAGAGACTTAACATCAGAAACTGTATAGTCAGTAATTCCTATTGCAATTCTTCCATTATTAATGCCATTAATTATTAATGGTTCATCTGCAATAAAATTACCATTTTTCTCATAAACAGTTAATCCTACTCCAGAAGTAACTGAACCAACAAGAAAAGCAGTTGCTCCACTATTCTTCCCTTCAATAAAAGCAGGAACAGATTGTGTAATTGGTTGATTTAATGTAAGTTCACTAAAAGTTTGCACATCATATAACGATAAATCCCATTGATTTTTAGCTCTATCACTTTCGGCAACTTCATAAGTTCCCGATTCAAGTCTAAAATCATATACCCTTGCAAGACCAATTTCTTGCCCTGGAGCACCTTCAGAATTTACACCAACTCTTTCATCTCTTAAACTTAGAACATATGTACTACCAATACCTACTGTAGGAGTTCTAAAGACACTATTGACTTTAAATGTTGGACCAGTATTATAAATTATTGATTGATCTTTTAATGTATTTACATCCCTTGGTTTAGGTACGTCGAGGAATGTTGGGTTAAGTGTTTCAATCTCATAACCCTTAATATATGCTTTACCTGGAGAAATTTTATATAATGCTAAACCATCACTTGGAGTTTCTCCACCTGGTGTAAATTGACCTGCATTGAATACTCCCCTATTTCCAATACCATCATTTAATGACTCTAAAAGGGTAACATCAAATGGTCTTACATCATAATTACCACTTTCATCATAAGTTCTTCTTGCAAGAGTATCGGTTAGATCAAAATTCTTTGAATATACTCCACTAAATCCACCAAGAGCAGCACCTCCAGCAGATCCTTTTCTTTGGGTTTTTAAAATACCATCATTTATTACTGCTAATTCAACAAAACTATTATCATCAAAATCATCAGTAGACTTTTTAAATAGACTTAGAGATATTTTTAATCTATCTGCACCAGGAGCAGAATAATTATTAAATCCTTGTGAATTATCATTCAGACTTTCATCTATATCTGCATTTATTATCTCTTCATCTACAAATAACCCTACTCTATAACTAGGAGAATTGTTATATTGATCAAGGATAAGAGTTTCTTGATTTACTCTACAAAATTGACCTCTTACAAAATAAACACCTTCTTGAATTTGAAAAGAAGATCCAGTTGATGCAGCATTATTAGATATTGTAGTGGCAAATGGAGCACCAGCAGAAATTGCAGTATTGCCCAATAATCCCGAAGTTATTATTTCAGAACAAGTTAACTCTTCTCCATCAGAAAATACTTGAGTAGAATTATTTGATGTATTGGATGATAGATAATTTATATAAAGAGTAAGTTGCCCTTTTTCAGAATCTTCTGCTAATAAAACCTTATCTACAACAGCACTTACACCAGATCTTTGTCCTGTAATTTTTGTCCCAATTAATTGATCGACATAAGCTGATACAGGTACTCCTTGATAACTATTATTAATCTGTATTCCGTAATATATTCTATTATATCCAGTATTACCAGGTATTACTTTTGCACCTTCTTTAAAAAAATGTTGTCCAAATTTTTCAATCTGATTTTGTAATATGGATTGAAGAGATGTTAATTCTCTAGCTTGAACAGGATATCCTGGCTTAAATAATACCCGATAAAAATCATCAGACGGATCATAATCGTCAAAATATGGGGAAACATTTAAGTTGGTTTGCTGTGGCATGATTTTTTAGAACTGCAAAACTATTTTGATATCTTCTTTTTGGTTTATAGACCTAGTAATAGCTGGTCTATTATCAACGTAAATAATATTTCCTGAGTATTTTTTAACCTCTGGATTAGCAATACCTTCAGTAAAACTTTGACCAAGATAATATGTTCTATTATTTAGAACGGTAGAGAGACCTGTAAACCCAGTATCAATTTCTAAAGTAGATCCAGATGATGGGGTAATTTCAACATTTCCTCCCGTACCAGGAGATGCAGTAAATGCGTTTAAATTAAATCCATATTGTGGTTCAGTTACTGCTGTTCCTACAGTATTAAAACCTGCAAGAGTTCTATCTTGCCAATATTTTAAAACTCCAGTAGTTGAATCATAACTAACTACCCTTCCTACAGCAGTAGATCCAGTAGCAATAGTCTGAGTAATATAAGAATCTGAAGTAAACGTAGCAGAACTATATCCCGTTCCTGCTAATCTCAAAGCACCAAGAGAGCTTGCTTTATCAGAACTTAAAAGTGATGTAGAATCAAATTGTTGAGGATTGCATACAACACCAACTCTTGCAATATCATTACCAGTTATAAAATCTGGATTTTCATTATCATTTTCAATTCTAGAATATAAAAGAACATTATATGCACCAAGTTCTCTGTAAATATTAGAACCATGTCCACCTTGAGGAGGGATAATAACATCAAACAGAGGTCTAGTACTTCCAGTAGGAACACTACCTGCTTCTAAATCAACACTTCCATAACTATATCCCGACCCTTGTTTAGAAACAACTATCGTATCAACTTGTTGATCATTAGTAGTTGTAATGGTACACTCTGCTCCTGATCCATCACCCTTAATGGGAACATTTCGATATTCAGTTCCACCTACAGGACCAATACTTACTCCTCTATTGGTTACCGTTACAATTTTAATAGATCCATCTACAGCATTATCTCTAATTGATGCATTATCATTACTAGTTTCCCAATCTGCAGGAACAGGCATAAAATCTGTAGAATCAAATTTAACAATATCAGAAGGTTTAATAGTATAAAGATATTTCCAAATATAATTATCACCACTACTTCCAGCAGACCTTGGTTCTAAATCAGTAAAAGTTGGTTCATCTAATGATGGTCTTCCATTGGGATTATCAGGATCTGTACCATTTTGAAGGCATTCATAAACCCTATAATCACTGTTTATAACATAATAAGTTGATGTATATAAATTAGTTGCACCTGAAACTGGAGCAGTATTTGTTCTACTATAATCTCCCCTATACATGTCATAGGTAGTACCCGATGACCATGTTCTTTTAGTTATAACTTGTTTTGCATCTGTTGCATTTATTTTTTTCAATGCAATTATACTATCCCAATAATTACTTTCTTCCGAAAAACTATCTTTGGGAGATGGTGGAGTTGTATTCCAATCAGTTGCAATATCAGTAGGATTTGTCAATCCCACAAAAGAATAATATGCATTGGTACTAGAAGTTACACCAGCAACAAAATTCTTCGCATTCAATATTCTAATCTGATCAGTTATTATAGCAGCCATTTGGACAGAGATTTTTCTTTATTTATTAATGAATTGATCAAGGAGTTTTATATTGATGATATTTAAGGGAAACAGATCTTCTTACTACTGGAGAAGTAGAAATTCCACCCGTTCCACCTAAAGTATAAGCATTATATGTATTACTTTCAGATCTAGAAACGAGGTTAATTTTACCCCAACTATATGATCCAAAATAATTACCAGTTTGAATACCAGCACCACTGAAAGTAGGCCATTGACCACTCCAAGTATTGAAGTTGGTTACTTTAACAAACACCCTATTAAGATGAGTTGTACCTATTCCTACACCTGTAGTTCCAACTCCTGTTGCAGCTTGAACTATTTCATAATTATTAACTTCATAAACGTTATTTAGGAATTGAGTTCCAACTCCAATAACAGCACCACCAGTATCTACAGAATTGATTGATGTAGTTGCACTACCAACTGTAGAATTATTAACTATAAAGAAATCACCTGTAGATATTCCACTAATAGTAACTGCAGTACCAGTAATATTAGAATCTCTTAAATCAGATGTAAGAGGAATATGTAAGTCAAATATAAGTTGATAATTTGTGGAACCAGCTCCAATTGTAGTAGTACCAAATCCAACAATAATACCAGAATCACCTTGATAATAATCAACTTTATTTTCCTCTTCAGACCATACTGGAGGACTAATAAGAACCATAGGTGGATTGGATGATGTATATCCAGCACCAACACTTGTAAGTGCAATACCAGTAATAGTTCCAGCAGCACCAATTATTGGAGTACCATAAGCAAGAGTAGATGTTGTACCAACACCAACCTCATTACCACTTAATGACGTAGTAGCAAAACTAACTGTAGCAGTACTATAACCAACACCACCAGTAGAAATAGCAACAGAAGAAATTGTTCCTAAACCAGATACAATTGCAGTACCAGCAGCACCAATCTTATCTTCTTGAGAAATTAATTTAACTTTCTTCTGGAAAACAAAGTCATTAGCAGTTGGTGATACATTATTAACCTCATCATATGGATCAAAATATGGTCTTGCATTTTCAACATAAATCACAGTTGATCCTATACCAACAGATTTAATAATAGGTGAATATGGATTAATAACAGGTTCATAAAGTTCTCTATCTTTACCTACACCCTTTTCATTAATAATTTTATCTTCAGTCTGTCTACACCAATTAACTGGTCTTTGTATATCAGAGTTATTACTATTTCCTGGTCCATAATATGGAGGAGTAGAAACAACATCTGTAGAATCCACACTAATAGGAACTCTTGCAGTTTCTTGCAACCAAGTATCTTGAGTCTGTAAACGTCCAATTGTTAAATCATCACCCTCCTTTACAGTTTCAATAACTTTTCTTTCAACAACATCTTGAGATCCAGTTCCTTTATAGAAAATAATTTCAATTGTATCACCAATCTTAGGTGATTCAGTAAATGTAATTACACTACCACCAGGGAATTTATAACCTTTACCAGGAACTTGAGGGATACCATTAACAAAGACTAATAAAATATCTTCAACAACAATCTTAGATCCTTTTTTAGCAACAATAGAAACTGATTCACCATTAACTGTTAATGGGAATTCAGTTTTACTTCCATCAATGAATCTTTCAACATTATCAAGAACTTGTAATTCACCAACAGACCATCCAGTAAATTCATCATTAAAAACTTTTTCAACATCAACTACAAACTCTGTGAAAGTTTTACTTGGATCAGTTGGAATGCCCGTAGTACCACCAATAGGAACTGTTAATTTTTCAAGATTACCATAACCACTACCAGTATTTTGGATAGTAAATTGAACTACACTAGAACCTTGACCAACCACAACATCAATAGTAGCACCATCTCCAATTCCTGTAGATGTATCACTATATGTTAAAGCAATACCAGCATATGATATTGGATTATCAAAGACTACTTTATTATATCCTTCAACTACTCCACCTCTAGCATATTCATGATTTCTAGTTGATATTCCAGTTTGAGTTTCAAATGTCTTACTATCAATAACACGTAAAATTTCACTTCCATTTGCTGCAACATCTTCTTTGCTTGCTGAATTGTTATTCAATCTAGGAGCAATGATAGCAGACTGAACTGATCCTAATCCAACATAGAAAGTAGGAACAGTAGAAACACCAATATTACATTCAAATGTGGTAGTTCCTACACCAACAGCCGTAACCGTTGTTCCTGTGTAATAAGGATCAGGTTTTCTAGGATACCTATGAACAGTTGCGTAGTTATCTCTTGAACATCTGAAGGATAAAGATTCAGTTTTTATACCAATACTCTGTCCTTTAAGTAAACTATGACCTGCACCAATACTTACTGTCAATATTCCAACAGAAGCATTATATACAGCAGTAGAAATACTATAGTTAGTAGTTCTAGATATACCCACATTAAGTGTAATGGCAGTAGGTGTTGTTGAAGTAATTCCTAAAGAAGTACTAAATCCTGGATCAGTATATCTTGGATAAGTATGAACTGTTGCATAATCATCCATCTCACATCTAAATTTCAGACTATCCTGATTAACCTTGACAGATTCACCAGCAACAATAAGTCCATTTGCTGTTGCTGAAACAAAGGTATGAACACCTGTATTTGATGAAGGAATAGTATCTAAAACCTGAACCTCAAACTGGTTAGTAGTTACACCAGAAATTGGTAACCACCTAGCACCTACAGCATCTGCTGTACCACCAGCACCAGATCTTGGATAAGTATGATTTGTTGCATGTTCATCCTTAGCACAAGTAAAGGTTAAAGAATCATAAGCAAACCTAATCTTCTCTCCACTTGATAAAGTAACACCCGATCCAACAGTACATGTCATAATACCAATTTTTGGATCATAATCAGCATCTGTTACTGTATAGTAACTTGGTCCACGTAAACTATGACTACCAATAGTTAATGTAAGTTCACCTTGGTCTGGATTATAAGTTGCATCAGATACATTGTAACTAACCAAAGTAGACATACCAACATTAATAGTAATTGTGTCAGCAGTCTTAGAAGTAATGTCAGTAGTTATTCCTAGTATAGGATCAGTATTACGAGGATATGCATGATTAGAAGTATATGAATCAAATGCACATTTAAATGTTATAGCATTAGTAGCAATTCCAACTGTATCAGTAATTG